CAACTACAGCATCTACTGCTGTTTCTGTTGTTTCTGTCATTTGACTTACCTCCTTTGTAATCTTAATTGTACTAATGCCTTTAGCACTATCAACTAAGAACTTTATCATGTTTGCTTTTTCGTTATCGTTTTTTTCTACGAAACCAATGTTTTCCATGTTCTTGCCACTTACTGGGCTTTCTGCTGTTTCTGAGTCAGATACTAATACGATACCGTTTTCAGAATCGTAAAAAACATTTTCAATTACTGCATCTACTGATGCTCCAGAAATAACATTCTGACCATTAACTTTTTCAACAGAAATAATGCTTGCAAACTGGTTTGCTGGGCTATCTACAAGAGATAGTTCGTAAAGGTCATAATCCTTAATAACTCTAATTGCCTTGTCCATTTCTGCATTGTATGCATCATCCCAAGACTTAATATTGCCACCAATTGAAAAACCACTATATGTGCCATCTAGGACTTTCTCCCAGGCATCTTGTGCACCCTTTGATACGTATGCAGATACGTAGACTCCGCTATAAAACTTCTTTGAATTAGGGTCAAAGTACTTATCTTCTTTAAACGAGACAATCTTTCCTACCGCTGATGGTTGGTGCATTTCTCTTAAATTTCCACGGAAATTTTTAAATGCCAAAAGACTTGCCTCAGTTGTAACAATATCATCTTGCTTATCAATATTGTCAAGAGTTGCAAAGCCAGAAACCATTCTGCGTTCTATATCCACTTTGCCAATAGGCATTGACAGACGGACGCTATCCTTGTCTGTTGTCCAGTGTGCTTTATTGATTAACATATCGTTATCCATTATACCAAATGTTTTAAGAGATTTCTCAATTATTGAGACGCTCTTCCCTCTCCTTGTGGATTGCGTCCATCAAGAGTTGCTGCACCATCTGATTGACTATTAGTTCTTTGTGCATCCCTCTGACGATTACCAGCAAGGTTTGCTCTAGCATCTGTTGCCTGTCTTGGAGTCATTGTAAATGGAGTGTCTCCATCTTTTCTCTGTGGCAAATCTAGTGCTTCACGAGCCTCATTTGGAGTCATTACCTGAGTCTTAACATATCTTTCAATAATCTGAGATTGGGCAATTTCATCTGTAAGGGTTAGTTCATTAAACTTAAGTTGAAGAACGTCTGTCTTTTCCTTGATAATTTTATTAACAACCTTTTCAAGATGATGTTGGGCAGGTCGTGCAACCTGCTCTTTAAATGTACGATCTTGAGATAGTGCTGCTGCAAGACCAGATTCTGATCCACCTAGTTTTGAAATAGGTACTTGGTGAGCAATTAAAATATCATCACGATTTTGTTTACGATACTCTTTGAATGATCCATCTTGAATACCGTTTTCAATAGGCTGCATATTGAATTCAACCTTGTTGCCATCTGTATCACCAGGAAGTGGAATATATAACGTTCTGTGAGACTGAGATTTTAATCCAGTCTGAAGGAATCTAAACATTTTGTCTTCGGCATCACCAGATAGTTTTGCGCCCTTAAGTGTAATAATGTATCTTGGCACAGCCTTATTTTCAAAGTAGTCAATGTTATATCTTGATGCTAGTTGGTCTCCAATTAAAGATTGCATTGCAGAAACAATGTCTGGAATTCCATAATAGGTGTTTAATGGAGAATAAGACTTTATATGAATAATTTCATTTGGTCTTGAATCTGCTGTTACTGGGTTTGGATTGTTAGCCCCAAAGTTTCTAAAGTAAACAACCGCTTGTCCGATAATCTGAAGAAAGCCATCATTGAGTCTACGAACACGAACAGTCGTTGCTGGAATATGGCCAAGGTAGCCAATCTCACCCTTAGTAGTTCTTCCAACTTCAATAAATCCATTACCAGTTGCTTCAACATCTGTATAAACTTTTTCCATGATCTTTGTAAAACTGTCATCGTCGTTAAGGTTTTCTAACCAATCACGTAACTCAATCTTTGCTCTTTCAATTCTATTTCTTGCTCTATCTGTTGCTGATTCGTCATCTGACATTTCTAGTCTAAGAGCGGTTCTATCTGCAATATCAAAACGATATCCAAGACCTACAATGTTTTCTACCTTTGCATCAATTGCTGCATGGTTAGCAAAAGATGTATCATAAAAGTTTGCAAGTTCATACATGTTGTATGGTGGTGTAATTACGTCAAATAGACCGTATCCATTTCTGTATACCGTTCCAGGATTCAAAGCCTTTGATCCAGCATCTACGCCAGAAGGAGTTGCATTTGCAGAGTCTAGATATGCTTCAGTTGGAGTTATTGCTTTACTTACTTGTCTTGCTACACGGCGACGGAAGTTTTGGTCTAAACCAGAATACTCTTTTAATTCTTCCCAGTTTTTATTAAATGGGTCGCTTGCTTTAAATTGACTTTCTTCTTGTTCTTGAGTATTTAGACTTGCTCTAACATACTGTAGGTTATCATCATCAGTCACTTTCGTATGCATCCCTTCCGTGTGTTTTTAATGTTTTCTGTGCATCGGCGATTGCGCCTAAGTCATTAACATTTGGAATTAAACCCTGTCTCATTCTATCTTTTTGTTCTGAATATTCTTCTTCAGATATTCTGGTTAGTCCAGGAACAAAGTGGGCTGTGCCTTGTCCATCATCACCATGAAATATCGCAACCCTTTTAAGTTCTGCAATCTTTGAGATGTCACCTTTTTCAGCGGGAATGTTTAATACAGAACCAGTTCCATCAGTAAACCACTTTCCATTTGATTTTTTGTATACGTATAGACCCCAGTCATAGTGCTTATCAATGACCTTGCGTCGTACATTTTCAACTATTGGTTTACCAGTTTTTGGGTTTATTAAAGAATCCATAACCACAAGTATACCAGATTACACTGGTGTACCTACGGATATTGACCATGTTGTATCATTATATATTTTCATCTTATCTGCATCAAAAATCATGCCTGATTCATCATCAACGATAATCTTATTAGTTCCAATATAGGTTTTATATACATCCTGAGCGTTAACTCCATATAGGGCTGAGGCAGAAATAACTAGAACGCCTTCCCAAGTATAATTATTTAGCCAGAAAGACCAGTCTCTATTTGTAATACCTTCCTGCTTAACCTTAAGCCATGGTCTATTAATCTTAGACTGTACCTGTTGAAGGTTATTTGCCTGATAATATGCAACATTATTAAATAGTGCTGGACTATTTAAATTGATTGATCCTATAAATAAGTCAAAGTTTACTGCTTCTCCAAAGTTAATACCAAGTGCTGACCATTCTTTAATTGTTAACACTGGCTCTCTTACAAGTGTTCCATTAACATAGTATGATATTCCCTGAAAATCTGAGTTATCTAATTTATTTTTAGCATAAACCCTGCCACGCTGACCTGTTTCGTCATTGGCTACAACAAAGAAAGAAATGGTATCTGCCTTATGTCTTATTTCAAACAAAGGAATTGGTGTTGCTGTAAATGATTCTTGATCATACCTTATCCAAGACTGCATTGCGCTTACTCTATAGTTTTCTGCAAGAGATTGATTAATTGGTATAGAAATTCCACGATCAAAGTTTGAATCAAAATCTCCACGAACTTGTATTCCAGATGTTCTATTCATATATAGATATGGTGTACTTCCCTTATAAATGCTAAATGGGTTCTTTGATTTATAATCAAAATATAGTCCAGAGCGCTTGTACGGGAAAAGGTCTGTTCCAAAACGAGTTCCAATAGGATTAAACGAGTTATCATTTAGTGCCTGAGATGCAAGTTCAAGTTTTCTTAGCAAAACTGGTTTTGTTAGTATTCCACGAATGTTGAAGTCAAGATGATAAACAATTGCTAAACTATTAAAATCAACATCTTTTCTTGGATAAATTATTGTATTATCAACAACCTCAAATTTTGTAGTTGACCAAGAAGAATATTCTGAAACATCAACTATAGCATTTTCTTTTGCAGGAATAGTTGTTGTAAAGTTATCTTGTGACAAGTTTGCTCCATCAGCAATATACTGAAAAGTAACATAACTTCTAACTGCTGCATTTTGGGTATTATATTCGTAATACTTTAAAGCCTTTTCTTTAAGGTCTTGATAGTTATTCCAACCAGTAAGCAAAGAGTTATCTAGTTGCTGATATGTTCTTTGTGTTGGTAAAGAATACGAACTAGCCAATTCCCCATATGTCCAAGATCCAGTTGTTTCTGCCTCAAGCAGGCTTGATGGTGATGGATAACCAATATTAAACTGTAAAAAATCTAAGTCATAAAAAGAATTTCCTACATCATTTTGAACAAACTGTGCAAAATAAGATAGTGGCATGTAGTCTTCCCAATATCCTGAAACACCAATATCTAAAAACAAACTTCCATAAGCATATGTCGGCAAAAGTGTATAACTTGCTGTGTGTGACAATAAGGCTAATGCATTTTCAGATGACTCAATTCCGCTTCCACTATAGGTGTCAATAATTGCAATTCCAGTTTCATCAAAATAATTAGATATTGAGTTTGAATTTAATTCTGTTGAAAATCCAATAGAAAAGATATAGCCCTTAAAGGTTTTAGATCCAGAGTTATCTCCACCGACATAAAGGCTTAGAGAGTTTTGATTGCCAAAGAATGTTGCAAGGTTTCCACCAAAGGTATTTACTAGTGTTTGAATATTAATTCCAGCAGCAAAAAGTTCTTCTATCTCAAACTCATCTGTACGATATATTTCTTGAGATATTCCTGAGTAATATAAAGAGTACACAATCTCTAGTCCATCTACGTTGATAGAGAAGTAGTTTCCTGTGCTTTGATTATATATCTTAAATAATACTTCTTCTGATTCGTCTGTTCCACTACCCTGGTTGTTTACTTGAAAAACTCCATATAGGGAAGCAACTTGTGAATTTAAAATATTAAAATTTGCAAAGTTAATATATGCTCCATCATTATTCCAAGTTGAGTCTGGATTTAAAGATATAAAGTGAGCGTCTGTTCCTAAATATCCACTAGTGATATTTTGGTATAAGTTATCTGAATCATCATAAAGGTCTTGCAATGTTTTTGTTCCAGTAAATATTGTTGGCAATGAATACTGAGGAGTTGTTAGGGCTGTTGCAGTCGTTGAAAGATTGTCAAATGTTCCCTGTTGCCACTGTGCAAAATCTGGGTAGTTATAGTTTGCTGTGTAGTCTGCAAAAGAGTAATCTATAAATGCAGAAGTTCCACTATATGCAGAGTCAATGCTTTCTGATGATCCGACTCCTTGACCATAAACATACCTTCTTTTTGCTACAACATTTGGTACTTGATAAGAGTATATGGCTACACAATCAATTTCTATTGGATTTACATCATTATAAGCATAAAAACCAAGCCAATCTTCTCCTGTTATTGATGGCAAAGATATACTTGATGTAACAAAATCTAATGATATTACTTGCTCTCCATTAATTAAGACTGTAGCGTTGTCAGTAATTAATCTAATGTGGATTAGCATTGGTCTAAACCATTCCCCAACAAAATGAGAACTAAATTTTCCACCTATTAAAAGAGTTAAGAATCCACCTTCTACATAAAGTCCATCTTCACTTCCTATTGGTCCAAAAATTCTTTTAGGATCATTAGAATCTGAGTTTATTCTTGCCCAAAACTCTACAGTATAATCACTATGCCTTCCATTTTCATGCAAGAAACCCTTGCCAGGAAAAATAAAAGATGGATATTCATCAATATTTGGATATAATTTTGTAACATTTGATGCACCAAAAACTAAAGGAATTCCAGTGTTTTTTGCTACTAAAGAATTATCATTAACAAGATAATAAGCAGTGTCAGAGGATATACCGTATGCTGGTGCTGGAATTACTTTACTAGTTGTTGTTAGTTCAATCTCTGCTGGAAATGTTTGTGAAGATACACCTAGAGAAACGACATTAAACTCTTCAGACCACTGACCTAAAGATATTCCATTAAAGTAAAACTCATAGTCATTTATGTTGTCTCCACCAGTGTTTGTAACAATTTTTATTACTAATTTAAAGTTTGTGCTTTCATTGGGAATCTCAAATGTTTCAGATATAAAAGCCCACTGGTTTGATATTGAGGTATTAAATGTTTTTAAGTTTTGTACAACTTGTGAAGTTGTAGTATCTGTATATTCATATCCTATAGATACTGACTCTAGATAAACGCTTCCAGAATAAAAATGTGTTCCAATACAAAATGTTCCAAGTTCTAAATCTAGATCTTGAAAGTTCATAATTTCTGGGCTTTTTAGTATAGCCTCATTTGTAGATCCAATAGGGATATCAGAACTAACCTTTGTAGTATAACTATCTGGAAATGGCTCACCAGTTAGTCCAGCACCTGAAGAAAGAGTACATCCTGTTTTATCCCAAAGTGTAAGAATATTTCTTTGAGCCTCTGAAATAAGACTAACATAATCAAGTTTATCGTCTAGTGCCCAAAGAGCCATTGGGTGTTCACTAAAAACTTTTTCTGCGTACAAATTTGATGGACTAGACATTATTCTCCTATCACCTTATTATAGCAGGATACGTCTTAATATAATTTAATCTCACATGCATCAGTTGAACAGTATTTTTCAGACTCAGCGTCTAAATTATCTTTACCGTCATAAATTGCAGACCAATCAATTTTTCCAATTGTTCCAACATAAGCATTATATTGTTCTCTTGAGATCTCTGTATATGGTTGCTGAGGATATGTTTTATTTCCCATTGGCAGGAAAGATACAGCCTTTAATTGTCCCTCATACATATTCAGTGCTGGTGCCACAAACTGCTTCTCTGTTTCTTTATCAAATGATAAGGTTACAGAAACACCATTGTCTGACCAGTACTTTTGAGCAGTTGCTGCCAAACCAATCTTTTCAAATAGACTTACTTGCTTTTCAGCACGCTTGTGTCCTGAAGCAACTGGGAAGTAAACTACTGATGTATTTGCTGATACTAGATCGTCTTCAATTTTATATCCTGCTGCTTTAAATAAATGTAGCATTGGATCTGTATTGCCAAAACGAATAGCACGAAGATAAAATTCTCCTCCAGGACCCCAGTGAACTCCAGGTGTAGCACCAGAAAGAAGAGATACTGATCCTGATGGTTTTACCGTAGTTACACGAACTGATTCACGAACACATAGCCATTCAGAGTACTTATGATCATAATGGCGAATCTTTTCATACCCCTGATCCATCCACTCACGCAGGGCTGGAAGTCCACTGTTGTCAGCAAAGGAAGCAATTCCAGTAAGAGAAGTTCCAATACGACGGTTTCTCTGCATAATACCATTTGTCTGTTGCCAGTGTGTTGGCATAAGAGTTACAGTCTTTCCATATAGATATGCAAACTTCAATGTCTTGAGGAAGTCCTCCTTAGATTCATGACGATTTAAGTGCACTTCTACAAGTGTACATAGTTCGTATGATTCTAATGGCTGCTCTGCACAAGGATTGAATCCCATAATTCTAGAATCTTTATAATCTGGTGCATCTTTTAATCTACCGTAATCTCTAGCAACATCTAGCCAGATAAACCCTGGTTCTCCATTATCTGCAATTAAATCTACATAGTCTTCATACTTTGTTCCAACAGTTGCTGAAATAGAATTGTTTGACATCCAAGCCCATCCTGGTTTTTCTGGATCGTATGAATTTCTTTCTGGAAATACTTCTGGATTCTTAAGATTAATAAAACCATCGTCTTCTGGTGTTCCAAGTGCAAGAGTGGCAGAACGACGAACATTTCCAGAAACAACACATGTTCCAATAAGGTTAACAATATCAACAATGGCACGGCTATCTAGTAGTTCTCCAGCCCTAGAGCCAATTACATTACGAATACGTGTATGTAGATCAATAAGTGGTGCTGGACCGCTTGCAACGCCTCCAAAGCCCTTAATAGGGGCTCCTAGAGGACGGATAAGGTCATAGTTAAACTCTTGAATAGGTTGATTCTGGCGTAGGAAAGAGTTAATTAAAAGGCGAACCGATTCAACCCAACCTTCACGAGTATCTGGGATTTCATAAATAGATGCTGGTTCAGTAGGAGGATAAATAGACATTTGCTTGTCTTGTCCAAGGGTATCAAACCCAACTCCGATACCCAGCATAAGAGCATCCATTACCCAAGCAAATAAAGCGCCTGGATCATTACGATCAATATCTCTTGTTGAAACCATTGCACAGTTTTGTAGTGATGCTGAGTTACGCTTCTCCATAGTCATAGGAGTTCCAAATGCCCAAAGGCCACGACCTGGTGGTGTCCACTTTAGTTCAAACATTCTTTGAAATGCTTCTTGAGCAGATTTCTGAGCCTTATTATCGTTCCATGGTAGACGATTATCTTTAGCATGATTCTTTTGTACTGAGTACATACCCTCAATTACACGACGACAAACTTCATGCCATCGTTCTTTTGTACCGTCTTCCTTAACACGAGAATATGTACGAATAAATGTAATCTCTCCTAATGAGTTAGATCCAGCATCTGAAAATCCAAATGGCGCTGGAGTATTATTATATTTATTTACAAATTCTTCTGATAGACGAAACGAAAAAACTTCTGACATTTATTTACCTTTCTAAGCAAATCTAGATGAGTACTTTGAGTTTTCCAAAGTGGTCTTAAGTATATCATAAATTTACAAAGAAAAAAACTCCGTTTTATGCGGAGTTTTTAACTTATCAACCTTAAGTTTAGGTTGAGTACTTTTATTTAATTAAAGTGTTATGCACCAATTAACATTAATTCACTAAATGATGCTCCACCAGAAGCCCACTTAACTCCAGAACCAGTTGACTGAAGATATAGACCATTTGTACCTGCTGACCCTCCAGCAGTTAGTGTTCCAGTAAGTGTTGCTCCAGATAGTGTTAAAGCAGCAATTGTTGTTACTGTTGCACCTGAAGCAATTGATGTAGAACCAAGTGTTGGTGCTGAGTAGCCTGTTACAGTGCCCCAAGAAAGTGTTCCTGATCCATCGTTTGTCAGATACTTTCCTGAGTTAGATGTTTGTGATGGAAGAAGTGCTGTTGCTGCAGCCATTGCTGTAGTTTGGCCTGTACCACCATTTGCAATTGCAATTGTTGTACCATTCCATGTACCTGTAGCAATTGTGCCAACAGATGTAAGAGAAGATGTTGTAACTCCAGAACCAAGTGTTGTTGCAGAAAGAACTGATGTACCTGCAATTTCATAAGACTTACCAGTTAATAGATTAAAGTCTTCTGATGAAGTCCAGGCATCTGTAGCATCTACCCAGTTAAGTGTCTTATCTGTTGCACCTTTTAATGTGATACCGCCACCATCAGCAGTTGTGTCTGTAGGTGTTTCTACATCTGCAAGAACAATGTTCTTGTCTTCTACTACAAGGTTTGTTGAGTTAAGGTTTGTTGTTGTTCCGTTTACGGTTAAGTTACCTGATACTGTTAAGTTAACTGCTGTTGCATCTCCAGTTAGGGCTGGTGAAGCAAGAGGAGCCTTGGCATCCATCTGAGTTTGAATTGCAGAAGTAACTCCATTTAAGTAGCCAATTTCTGTATCAGAAACATCTGCTACACGAGCCTGGATTGTTGTTGTGTCTACTGCTAAAGTTAGAGTGTTTGCTCCATCATTGTAGGTCTTTGTTATACCTGTACCTGCAGTAAGTGCTGAATCAATAGCATCTTGTGAAAGTTCTGAAATATCAGATGTTAGAGCAACTGTTCCAGTTGCGTCAGGGAAAGTGATTGTGCGATCAGCAGTAGGGTCTGTAACCGCTAAAGTTGTCTCAAAAGCATTTGCAGTAGCACCTTCAAATGTAATGCTTGAACCAAATGCTGGGTTAACTGTTGAGTTAATGTCGGCAAAGTAGTCTAGGTCTGCCCAGTAAGAAACTCCGTCTCCAACTTTAAATTTATTTGTGTCTGATTCCCAGCCGATTTCTCCAGCATTTAGGATTGGACCATTACCGCTATTAGAGGAGACCCATTGTGATGCGGTACCTCTACGCTGTTGCATTCTTGTTGCCATTATTTACTCCTCCAGTGGTGTATGATCATATTATATCAGTTTTTAATTAAATACTTCTGTTGCAATTCCGCCATCATATGTGACAGACCAACTGTTAGTATTATAAAATCCAGCATCTTCTGTAGCGCCAGCCTCATTATAAAACCCTGCATCTTTAAAAGTTGAAACAATCAAACCAGTTCCATCAATTGCTGTATCGTGGATGTGTTGTGCTATTTCAACTGTGTCATTTAGTAGTGCAAGAGTGTTCCATTGACCATTGTAATAAAACATAAGTCTATTTTCAGCGGTATCAATAAAAAGTTCACCATTTGATGAATTTTCTGCACTTGGTGCAGCGCTTCCTTGTGCAACAAGAACCTCTTTATTATCTACATATGCTTTAGTAGCAGCATGTGTATTTTCAGTTGGGGTGCCAACTATGACTGCTTGACCAAAAGTACCGCCTTCGGCTACATTGAGCCCATGCTTTACCTTAAAGTCTTTATTTACTGTTGCCATAGTTGACTCCCGTCCCTAATTATGCTTCGATATAAGTCTTGTGAACCTTAACAACAGTATCTGCTGCTGCACCAGTTACCTGAAGAAGAACATTACCACCTGAGTAGACAGCATTTGTTGTTCCAAGTTCTGTATTACTTTGTACATTTGCGTACTCTGTTAAGTAAACATCATTGCTTCCGTTGACTGCAACAAGAACTTCGATTACTTCAATGTCATTGCCCTTTTTCATTTGAACAATGTACTTAGCAGCAGAGTATGTTGTTGCTGAAAATGTGTCAATTGTAGTTGCTGATGTTCCAGCAGTTGCTAGAGCAGAACCAACAAGAGCATCTGCAAAAGCAATGCTTGTCGCTGCTGCTGCACCAAGTGTTGGTGTAGTAAAGGTTGGACTATCAGTAAATGCTACTGTTCCAGTTCCTGCTTCATCGGTTAATGCTGCTGCAAGATTTGCAGAAGTTGGAGTTTCAAGGAATGTTGCAACTCCTGTTCCAAGTGATGTAATTCCAGTACCACCATTAGCAACAGGAAGTGTTCCTGTAACTCCAGTAGTTAAAGAAACATTTGTAATAGTATTACTTGAACCATTGATAGTTTTGTTAGTAAGGGTTTGAGTTCCATCGTTTGTTGTTACAGTTGAATCAA